TTCCAGATACCATTCTTTGGCCGCTATTACCAGTTCTTTTTGTATTAACAAGACCCCATGGTGATAACTTATTTACCCATTCGTCGCCTAGTAATAATCGTATTCGATTAACTAAATATGGAATATCAAATCCATCTAAATTCCAACCAGTAATAACATCAGGACAGTTACGTTGCCAAAAGTCAATAAATGTTCTAAGCATCATTGATTCATCTATTGATTTAATATATCTAGCATCATCACGGGTGGATGTGTATTCTCGTGTACCAAATGTTACTATTTGCTTATGGGAATTATCTTTAATAGTAATAAGAAGAATTTCTTCATTTGCTTCAACTATATTTGGAAATCCATTTTCTGTAGATGTTTCAATATCCAATGAGAATAGTTTGATGAGATCTTTGTCCCAATTAATAGTCTTTGGATATTCATCTGAGATATATTGGTATGCGAACTGAGTTTGACCGAAGACTTTAGTATTCTTGACCTCTTTATATCGATCAGCAAAGTCTTGAGCTTCATTAAGATCTTTGAATTTCATCTCATGAAGATTATAGCCGTCAAGAGATCTATGGTTGGTTTGTTTATTTACTGGAACGTAAAGGGTAGGACCATAGTTAACTCTTGAGCTATATGATTTGCCATTATTGACATAACGAAATAGAAGCTTGTTGCCGTACTTGACGACAGATGTATAGAATTTACTCATAATGTAATTATATCACAAAAAAGAATTAAAGTAAACTTATAAAGTTGGTTTAACTTCAATAGTTGGAGTAACGACCCAACGTTTCTTTTCCTCAGAAAATAGGTATTGCTTATATGTAACAACTAAGCCCGGACCAAAAATGAGATTAAATATAGGAATGTCACGATGCTTGCTATGGAGGTCTGGATCAACCCAGCAACCTTCATGCATAGTACCATCAGCTTCTGTTGCATAAGCTCTATATGGGTACTCTTTTTTAGCTTCATCAATTTTACATTCCTCAATGGTTACTACTACAAATCCATTATCATCATTAGGCATATACAGTTCTTTTGGAAGATCTGCAGCTAAAACTGATAAAGGCCATAACAAAAGCGCTAAGTATTTCATATGCGCTCCTTATAAGAGTGTGTTTTATATTTATGCTACCAGTGTCTTATAATACCAGCAATAATGAATAAACAGGTGATAAAATTTACTCCTACAATTATAGTTCTTATAATAGAAACCTTATCAGCTTCAACGTCACAATCAGAAGCTTTTTCTCCTAAAGCTTTTGACCATAATCGCCAAAGACCCTTCTTTTGGCGGTGTCTAATAGATTCATCAATCCTCTCAAGAAGTGTGATCTCGGTGTCACGGGCGACTTCTTGTTCGATTGTATAGATCTCTTTCATTTTGCCCATTATTTTATACTCCCAGACGAATCTGCTTTATTTTTGTCTTCACGGATCTCCACAAAGATTGGGAGGAATAAACTCTCACCTTCGTGTTTGCTCCTAATACGAGCGTTGTACTTGACAGCCACCACTTTACCGAGTGCATCTTGCTCTTTAATTTTCTCGCGATCTTCATCGTTAAATCCACTCCCAACTTTAACTTTAATAATACCATCATCTGATTCACAGATTAAGGCTCCTAATTTACCTATGTATTTACCTGTACCTTCTTCATAACCAACGACTTTCAGATCGCATTCAAGTTCTCCCTTGAATTTAATTTGGTGTTTTGCTCTCTTATCTTCCCATGGAGAGTTCATGTCTTTAAGAATAATACCTTCTTCACCTTGGTCATAATACTCTTTAAACTTTGCTTGAGCATCTTCGATATTTTCTACAATATATGATTGTACTTTACTAATCTTACGAGTTTCTTTTATGCGTGAAAATCGTTCTTTATATGGAGTAGGGCATTCACCTGTTGTGAAGTACATATATGGAATAACGTCCCATATAATAGCTCTAACCATCGATGCTTCAGTATCAGATATGGTTCCTTTTAATGCTTTATTAAGGATACCATTACCTGTTTGTCTATTAAGGATACCATCTTTATTTACGACAACCAATTCGCCATCATAAACAATATCCATACCATTAGCAAGTTCAATAAACTCATCTTCAATATTACCAAGTAAATCGATAGTTTTTCCATTACGAGTTTTAAACTCAACTGCTCCATCGCGAACGACGGCATTAAACCTCATGCCGTCCATTTTAAGTTGAACCATTGCTGGCCATTTAATCTTATCAATTAGTTTCTGTTCATAACCAGAACATAACATAACAGGATATTCTTTAATTAATCCCATCCACACTTCATTAGCAGTTGCAGTTGATACACCGCATCTCAGGTCCTTGGCTATAATACGTTCAAGTACCATAGCGTTAGTCGGAGAGAGAGATTCAAGGACCTGAGCGAGGTGTTGGATTGCAGCATTGCCTGTAACAAGCCTGCTGCTTAACTCAAACAGTTTATCCATAGCTTCTAGAAGACAACCACTCCCTGTTGCTTCATACTTTGGAATTTTTCTAACATAGAACTGAGTAAAAGGATCTAAAGCTAAACGAACTACTTCTCGAAGAACTTTATTATTCTCATGTTCTTGTAATTTTGCGATCTTATAATTACGACTTGGATTTGCTGCCAAGTCTTGTAGAATATCAAAGACTTCTGTCATAGATATAAACATCCATTCTTTGCGCGTATTCTAGAGGTAATTCGCGTTGAAATGCAAATGGACTTTTACCTGCGGAAAATGCTGGTAAAATCCTTGGTCCACGACCATGTAACTTTACATATTTTTTACGAGATCTATTTTTATTTGCGTGTGATACTGCTTCGCGAATCAATTTAAGTTTTTCCATATCCACCGCGGACATTGGATCTAAAGTTGTGATATAGTTTGAAGAGGTTCTCATTATTCAACCTCTGCAAAGAATTTTTGACCAACCGCGAAAACGATATCGAATGCTTCTACAACCGTAGGGCTATAAACCATTCGACGATATTTTTTAATATCTTCGCAAGTCTCTAAGAATGGTTTTCCTAGAAAGTCTGCTTCTTTTTGGATAATTTTAAATGCTGTCGCTTGTTTCATAATTACTCTCTCCTTTAATTAATCTATAAGAATATTATATCCTATAGGCGAATTAAAGTAAACATATTTTTCACTGGTAGGGTGAAATAAATTCATGTGTAAAATCAACCACTTATAAGTTATTGATTTGATTTGTTAATCCAATTAGGATCCCACATGTCATCGTGTGAATCAGGTGACACTGATTTTGGTTCGTATTTGGCTACATTGATAACCACGGCTTGTGAAGTCTGCGGTGGTTGGGTGATGTTGTCTATAAAACTCATACCAAAGATCATCAATACTACATTCATAATATACTCCTTCAATTAAGCGCAGTCAGATAATGATTCCAGCCATCTCTTACTGCATTCATATTTTAAAACACCCGCATTATCACATGGATATACAGGATCTACTTGTTTTGCTTCAAATACTGTAGTCTTTGTTTCATCGACGACGACTACTTCGTCTTTATTTTTAAATTCCATTTTATTTTCCTTGTGGGAGTTATTAATGAGTTGACTTTTGGTCATTATTATTTATATACTTATATAGCTTGCATTGCCACTCAAATCTTCTAGGTTCATGATCAGGATTAGCTAATCGATCTCCATAGAATTCATACATCTTCTGCCAAAGTTTTTCTAGTTCTTCTAGTGTCATACTGTATATTTTTTAAGATATCCAGCTTTAATTGCTCTAGCATCTTCTAAAGCATTATGAGGAAGTGCTGATGTATAATCTAAACGTCTTTCTAGCGTCATTGTTATCTTACAGTTGACTCCAATCATCTCACCTGGACCAGATACAAGCGATCTACTAAAATGATAGAAGTCTTCAGGCCAGTCAGCAATTACTTCAATCTCATCGAATCTATTAAGGTATTGACGAAGCTTTGTCTGAAACCTTTCATAGCTGATCTCTTCTTTCTTTAAGATCGGTATAACATTATCAATAACCCATGGATGACACATTAAATGTCTAAATGGAACGACTTCATAAAACTCATCATCATTCTCTGACACTAAAGCCATAGAGATTAAATCTGCATTAAAATTAGTAAATTCGCAGTCTAAAAATAATTTCATATTAATCCCATAGCGTTCTATAATATTTACCAAATAGACGAAGGCCATTATTAATACGTTCGTTATGTTTTCTTAAACCAACTCGATCTACTTTAAGTTTGCGAACTGACTTATTAATATCTTTTTCTTTTCGAGATTCTGTATGATCGTAGAACTGACCTTCATGATCGTCCATAGATAACTGTTCAAAAGTCCAGATCATCTCATCAAGGATATAATCAAACCGCTTGAAGAACTTACTATCATCATGTTCATCAATCCTATGTATATCTGCATTTTCCATTTTACCACCTTTGTTTGATCTTAATTTAGGTGGTACATCGTCGTCCTCAACAAACGGAGCTCCGTGTTTAACGCGTTTCAGTTCTTTAAGAATAGGTAAGATGATTGGTGATAGTGTATGTTCAAGTGACCAAGCATCCCACGGATCGATCTTAATATATCTGATGTCACGATTGATAAACATACGGATATCATATAATTTACCACAAAACCAACCAAGCTTTGTATACCTGATGATGTTCTTAACTAATGGTTCATCATAATCAATCTCACGCCAAAAGAAAGCTTTCTCTATAATCGTATAAGGTGATAACCAATTATCTTTTGGCTTGTTCATGTAGATCTTCATAGCATGCTCCTTACCTTCTTAAATACTTCTCGTCTATCGCTAAATTTAACTTTGCCACTTATTTCAACAGGACTAAAAAATGCAGTCCATCCGTGATTAGCATGAAATGTTCCTGTAACTTTTTTACCATTAATGGTATCAAAATAAATCCAAGGATAATTGGCGGCAAAGGTTACATCTATGCCTAATTTATTAAGTCTACTGACAAATGTTTTTATTTGATAATCATTCATTAGTGCACCGTAGGAATGATTAGTTCAGCTGTTAAGTTCCAGTCCTCGACCTTTGCACCACGAGGTACATCGATCCCCTCAATGATTGCTTTCTTTACAAACTCCATAAGGAGACCGTTATAAACTTCGTCAGGTATTTCACTAATATCTAATTTAATCTTCATTTATACCTCCATGTATTTTAATTTTATTCCCAATCTGCCTTTTCGCCTTCTTTAGTAAAAAATACTTGTATCATTTTTTCTTTACTCCATCCTGAACCGTACTTATTATCTACTGCAGCTAAAGCTAAAGCATCTTTCTCAGAGATA